CGCGACTCAGTCATGTACCGCGTGCCGGTCTGGCACTGCACCAAGTGCGACACCGTCTTCGCCGTCTTCGACGGCGAGCTCGCAACTGACACGGAGGCGAAGTGAAGCCAGCCGAGGCCGCGGCCGAGTACTGGGCCACGATCGACGAGGTCGAGGCGCACAAGCCGGTCGCACGTCGTCACGACGCTGCCTGCAAGGTGCTCAAGGAGTACATGAGTGAGCGCGGCAGCGAGACGTTCCGCGGCATCAAGCTGACGGAGACGTCCGGCGGCCGCCGGCTGGACCAGAAGGCCGCGCTGCGCAAGTTCGGCGACAAGCTGAACGACTGCTTCGTTGACACCGTCCGTCGCGCGCTCATCCCGGTGAAGCGTCCTGCCGCAAAGGCGTCCTGAACGTGGGTGGCAGCGTCTTCCCGTGCAGCTGGCACTCGGCCGATGATGAGTGCCGACGCCCTGCTATCGCGGCCGTCGAGCCTCCTCGCCGCTTAATCCTCGTCTGCGCGAAGCACGTCGCCCGGGCCGCGACAGCGGCACGGCACCTGGGCGTGCCCGTTGAGATCGGGCGCATCTGATGTGTTCTCGCTGCGGACGTGTGATCCGCGCCGGCGAGACCGAACGCAGTTATCCGCGCGAGCTCCCCGGCGGTCTTGTCATCTATCTGCGCGAGCACATGGATTGCCCGGAGTGGATCTACGACTGATGAGCAACTGCGCGCGGACACGCCAGCTCGAGGAGCGCCTGGCCAAGGCCGAGTCGCTGTTGCTCGAGGCTGCCTGGGCGTTCCGGCACTGGACTGCTGGCGGCGACCAGCAGTCCGAGGCTTATCGCATCGCGCTGCATCTGCAGACCTTTGAGCTCGAGTGGCATGAGCGCCGGCGTCGCGCCGCACCGCTCGCGCACTGCACCCTCGCGCACAGTGTCGCCGCGACCAGCTCGAGATGACGGCCTGGGCCGGCTCGAGTCGCCGGAGTCGGCTACCTGACGACTGGTCGCGGATCCGCGATGCAGTTCTGCAACGTGACGTGCTGTGTCGGTGTACTGGTTGCCCGAAGTGCTCGCATCAGCTGCGCTGCGTGCGCGCGTCGACTGACGCCGACCATGTCCGCCGCGGCGACGACCATGGCCTGGCGAACCTGGCCGGCAAGTGCGGTCAGTGCCACAGCTACAAGTCCTCAAGCGAGGGCGGCCGCGCCGCTGCCGCAATTTGCGGCAGTCGCCGGCGCCCCGCTGAACGCCACCCAGGTCTGAAGTAGGAAACGCGATGGCCAACTACACCTCGGTGGTGACACGCGATCCAGGGACGGACCCGCTTGTGCCGCAGCCGCTAACGCTGCGACGCGCCGGCATCGCCCAAGTGAAGCGTTCGCTCAAGGCCCGCGGCGTTGGTTCGCCGGCGAGCATGGCGCTGCGCATGGCGAACGTGCCGCGCAAGACCGCGCGGGTCAGCCGGATGGCCGGCCCCTGATGGCGAGAACCAGCACGCGCAACCTCGGCAGCGCCGAGCGTCTACGTCAGTACTGGGAGCACGGCGAAGGCGCAGCGAAGATCCGCTGGGGTCAACCGGGCGACTACGACCGGTGTGTCACGTTGCTCACTCCGCACCTGGGCGAGCGGGCACACGGCTACTGCCAGCTTCGTCACATGGCCGCGACTGGAATGACCACCACTCAGCACGCCGAGCTCGAAGGCAAGAAGAAGCGCTAGCCACCCGCGGCGACGCGGCTCGGCTCGCGTAAATGCAACAGCAAGAAGGCCGGTAGATCCCACTCCACCACCCCAGGGGGAGGGACTCCCTACCGGCCCGCACGCCAGACCGGAACGTGCTGCCGCTCGGGCTGTGCATGCAAAATCCCCGGCTTTTTTGGCGCCCCGCCGGCACGGCGGCCGCGCTCCACCGTCCCGACACGGGAGCACCCGCATGCCTACCGACGCCCGCCAGCCCACCGGGCTGAAGACGGCCGGCAAGGCGTTGTGGAAGCAGATCACCGACGGCTATGAGCTGCGCCCCGACGAGGTGCGCATCCTCGTCGACGCGGCCCGCGAGGCCGACCTGGTCGATCGGCTCGAGAAGGCACTGTCCTCCGAGCCTGAGCTCACGACCGAAGGGTCGATGGGCCAGCTGGTCATCACGCCGTTGCTCGCCGAGATCCGCCAGCACCGGGCCGTGCTCGCGAACCTGCTCAAGGCGTTGAAGCTGCCCGCGGGCAAGCCGGGCGCCGGCGCGCAGAGCGAGCTCGAGCGCATCGCCGAGGAACGGCGCAGGGCCGCCCGGGCGCGTTGGGACCGCCACGCCCAGACCGGCTGATGCCGCCGGTAGACGTCCGAGGGCGCCTCGCATTGGTGCCGCTCGGCGATGACGGCCTGCCCGTCGGCTGGCCGCAGGACCACGACCTTCCCACCCTGGGCCCCGACGTCCTCGCCTGGGGCGAGACCGAGCTCATCCAGCCCGACGGCGACGACGCCGGCGAACCGTGGCAGTGGCGCGACTCCCAAGCCCGCTTCCTGTGTTGGTGGTACGTCGTCGACGACGGCGGCGAGTTCGTTTTCCGCCGCGGTCAGATCGTGCTGCCGAAAGGCACCGGCAAGTCCCCGCTCGCCGGCGGCGTTTCCTGCTGCGAGCTCGCGGGCCCGGTCCGCTTCGGCGGCTGGGACGGCGACCTGCCGATCGCCATCCCGCACGCCTCCCCGCACGTGCAGCTCGCAGCTGTCTCCCGCGACCAGACCGACAACACCATGTCCGTCGTCGTCGCGATGCTGCGCGAGGCGAAGGAGACCGGCGCGATCCCCGGGCTCGACGCCGGCGTCACCCGGGTGAAGACCCGCAACGGCCTGCTGCAACCGGTCACCGCGTCCGCGCCGTCGAGGGAAGGCGGCCGCACCACCGCGGCGATCCTCGATGAGACGCACCTGTGGACCCCGCAGAACGGCGGCGTCCGGCTCGCGGCGGTCATCCGCCGCAACCTCGCCAAGATGCGCGGCCGGTCGCTGGAGACGACGAACACCTGGACGCCCGGCGCCGGCAGCGTCGCGGAAGCCACCTCGGAGACCGCCGACAAGGCGGCCGCCGGCGAACTGCGGCAGACCGGCATCCTGCGCTGGCACCCGAGCGAAGACGTCGAGGACCTCTCCGACGAGCCCGCACTGCGCGGTGCGTTGGGCCGGCTGTACGTCGACGCGCCGTGGGTCGACATCGACCGGATCGTCGCCGAAATCTACGACCCGGCCACACACCCGTCGGACTCGCGCCGGTTCTACCTCAACCAGGTCTCCACCGCCGACGACGCCTGGGTCGCCCAGCACGAATGGGCCGGCCGGCTCGACAACGACAAGTTCATCACCGACAACGACGCCGTCACCCTCGGCTTCGACGGCTCGCGTTCCCGCGCCCGCGGCATCACCGACGCCACCGCCCTGATCGGTTGCCGCGTCGCCGACGGCCACCTGTTCGAGATCGAGGTCTGGGAGCAACCCGAAGGCCCGGTCGGTGAGAACTGGCAGGTTCCGACCACCCTCGTCGACGCCGCCGTCCGCGACGCGTTCGGCTCCTACAACGTGGTCGGCTTCTACGCCGACCCGGCCAAGTGGGAGACCTACATCGCCGCCTGGGAGGCGGCGTACGGCACGCGGCTGAAGGTCAAGGCCTCCCGCGAGCACCCGGTCGAATGGTGGATGACCGGCGGCCGTTCCGGGCTCATCGTCCGCGCGCTCGAGCAGTTCCACAACGCGATCGTCGACGGCGAGCTCACCCACGACGGCGCCTACCACCTCAGCCAGCACGTACTGAACGCGCGCCGCCGGCCCTCCCAGGCCGGGCTGCAGATCGCCAAGGACCACCCGGACTCGCCCCGCAAGATCGACGCCGCGATCGCCGCCGTCCTCGCCTGGCAGGCCCGGCTGGACGCCCTCGCCGTCGACCTCAACCCGCCGCGCCAGTCCAAGACGCTGCGCCGCTACTAACCGAAGCCTGAAGGAGCCCTGCCCGTGGCGATCGACACCACGGCCGGCTCACCCGGCTTCTGGCTGCTGCGCCTCGGCAACCGGCTCGCCAACGACGCTGCCCGGCTCGACAAGCTCTACCGCTACTACGACGGCGACCACCCGCTGCCCGAAGGTCACCGCCGGCAGAAGGCCGTCTTCCGACAGCTGCAACGCCAAGCACGGTCGAACTACACCGCGCTCGTCGTCGAGGCCCTCAACGAGCGGCTGCACATCGACGGGTTCCGCGCCGGCACCGGCGCCACCGTCACCGACGACGCGGCCGCCTGGCGACGTTGGCAGGCCAACAGCCTCGACGCGGACAGCGAACAGGTGCACGTCGACGCGCTGATCGCCGGCCGCAGCTACGCGATCGTCGGCGTCAACGACGACGACCGGACAACGCCGCTCATCACGCCGGAAGACCCGCGCGAGGTCATCCACGAAGCCGACCCGGTACGCCGCCGCACGGTCCGCGCCGCGTTGAAGACATGGGTCGACGACGTGTCCAAGGAGCGGCACGCGGTCGTCTACCTCGACAACGTCATCAGCTACTACGTCGCGCCGGCGAAGTCCAAGCAGTGGACCGCCGACGTGTGGACGCTCGACCTCGACGAAGGCGACGACGGAGAAGCCGACAACCCGTTCGGCGAAGTGCCCGTGGTGCCGTTCATCAACCGGCTCCGCGGCAAAGGCGAGTTCGAGGACGTCACCGACGTCCAAGACCGGATCAACAACACGATCCTCGACCGGCTCGTCACCCAGAAGGCGCAGGCCTACCGGCAACGCTGGGCCAAAGGCGTCAAAACCGAGGACGAGAACGGCAACCCCGTCCCGTTCGAAGCCGGCGCCGACCTGCTGTGGGCGGTCGAGAACGACAGCGCGCAGTTCGGCGACTTCCAGCAGTCCGACATCACCCAGCTCCTCAAGGCTGCCGACGCCGACATCCGCGACCTGGCCGCCATCAGCCGCACCCCCGCGCACTACCTGCTCGCCGAAATGACCAACATCGGCGCCGAAGCGCTGCTCGCCGCCGACATCGGCCTGGTCGCCAAAGCACTCGCCCGGCAACGCCACTTCGGTGAGTCGTGGGAGAAAGTGCAGCAACTCGCCGCCGTCGCCGCCGGCGAGGATCCACGACCGGACGGCGAGGTCGTCTGGCGCGACCCGCAATACCGCACCATCGCCGAGCTCTACGACGCCGCCAGCAAGGCTTCCGGCGCCGGCGTGCCCTGGCGCGACCGGATGGAGCTGCTCGGCAAGACCCCGCAGCAGATCGACGCGATGGAAGCCAACCGCACCGCGGACGCGCTGCTCCTCGCGCAGTTCCCGCAGCTCGAGCCGCCGGGGACCCCGGTCCGCTACACGGACACGATGCACGCGCCGGTCCCGGACGCACCGAACAGCAGCAATGGCAACCAGCCGCAGCCGCCTGCCGGCCGCTGACGCGCTGGCCGCCGCCAACCAGGCCCAGTCCGCGCAGCTACGCGCCGCGCTGCTCGCAGCTCTCGCCACGCTCTGGCGTGGCCTCGGATCCTGGCACGGCAGCGACGTCGACCGGTTCCTCCGCCTGGCCCGGCCGGTGCTGCTCGGCGCGCAACAGCGGATGACCGCGCTGACCGCCGCATACCTGACCCGGCAGGTCGCGCTGCTCACCGGCATGCCGCACCAACCGGCAGGCATACCCACGCCGGCCGCCGGCGACCTGCGCGGCCTCCCACTCGACGAGGAGTACACCCGGCCGTTCCGCACCGTCTGGACCGAACTCGCCGCCGGCACCGACCTGCCGGCCGCTGTCGACCGCGGCCAGCAGCGGCTGGAGAACCTTGCCGCCACCGACCTGCAGCTGGCCAAGACATACGCCTCCCGCGAGCTTCTCCGCGATAACAAGCGGGTTATCGGCTACCGGCGGGTGCTCGAAGGCGCGCAGTCCTGCGGCCTGTGCATCGTCGCGTCGACGCAGCGCTACCACAAGGCCGATCTGATGCCGATCCATCCCGGCTGCGACTGCTCCATCGCGCCGATCGTCGGCACCGCCGACCCCGGTCACGTGCTCGACGAGCAACGGCTCGACGACGTGCACGCCGCGATCGCCGACCGGTTCGGCAAGTCGACCGCTGACGCCCGCGGCGGTACCCGAGTACCGGACTACCGCAAGGTCCTCGTCGTCCATCAGCACGGCGAGATCGGCCCGGTCCTCACCGTCCGCGGCCAGCGCTTCACCGGCCCTTCCAACCTGCCGGCCTGACTCCGCCACGGAGCAGCCCGGAATTTCGCGCGAATTACGCGCACCCACCGACCCGTCACGGGAGAGGACACGCATGCCCGAGGCCACGACGACGACCGGCACGGTCGACGACGACACCACGGCAACAGGCACCATCACCGCAGCCGGCGCGACCGACGACGGCGCCACCGGCGCCGAGGACGAAGACGCGGCGCTCGAGGCGCTGCAGCAGCTGCTGAAGGAGTCCGGTCTGAAGCCGGAGCAGCTCAAGGGCCGGCTCGAGGCTTCCCGCAAGTGGGAGCAGCGCGCCAAGAGCAACGCGGCGGCCGCGCAGAAGCTCGCTGAGCTCGAGCGGTCGACCATGAGCGACGCGGAGAAGATCGCCGAGGCGCACATCCGCGCGGCCGAAGCCGAACTGTCTCTGACCAGGTTCACCGTCGCGGCCGCGAAAGGCCTGCCGGCAAGCGCCGCGCAGTTCCTCTACGGCGACGACGAGGACGAGATCAACTCGGCCGCCGACGACCTGCTCGCGTTCGCCAAGACCCTCGGC